TCAGTGCTATATACTAATTGCGGAGCTTTGATATCACTAAGTTTCTTCACACGCTTACGGCGCATGATAGGCCGTGCTTTGCGAAGTTTCGAGCGAATCTCTGCGATACTCGCATCAGCATCCAGCACAGTCAATCCACTTAGTTCCTCATCAGCAAGAGACACAACAATCTCGCGCTCAAGACTCTCAACTTGTGCGCGAATACTCTTATACTCGTCTAGTGTGAGCCGCATCATTGTGCACCTTTCCACAGAGTTTGCAAGTCTGAATCTGTCTTTGACCGTTGTAAAGTGGTAAACCACAATTCGCGCAATGAATTAACTCTTTTGCTGTCGCACGCGCATTGTCAAATCCACATTCAAAGCAGACTTGCATTACGGTCCTCCTAACAACCAAAACTACAGATTTTGTTACTGACATGCAGTGCTAGCCAGTATTGCCAGCTACCCCTATTATAGCTGCCGGGCATTAGTCTATACCAAGACCCCCACCACCATTTTACTACTGGTTCACAAGCATCACAACGATAATACCCACACTTTTTAACCATCAGCACGCCTCATCGTGATAAAGATGCTCATTTTCACGCATGACTGGCCCCCCTTCTGATACCATGTCTGATGCTGGAATTGCTTCTTCTTTGACACCCTCTTCTGCAAGAGCAATACCCGCCATAACTTCCTCAATTTCAGCCATTGATTCAGCGTGTTCCGCAATATACTTATCGTAGTCTGTGACGTGAATCAAGTGCCTATTGCCGTCACGCACAAGAAACATAATCGCGTACTTTTCCACAGACTGCAACCTTGTGTACGCTTCAACAGTGTTAGATTCGTTCTCATCCTCAAGAATCAGGTCATACAATCCATTGAGAATGGGTAGCTCAGTGGGCATTACTTCAACGTATGACGTTCTATTTAACATTATCGCCTCCAGTTTGCAAAGTTAACACATAAGAGTGCACAATAGAGTACACTCTGGTTTGCTAACTCCAACTCCAACTCCAACTCCTACTCTTACTCTTACTCCCACTCCAACTCCTACTCCTACTCCTACTCCCACTCCAACTCCCACTCCTACTCGTACTCCAACTCCCATTCCTACTCGCACTCCCACTCCAACTCCCACTCCCACTCCAACTCCCACTCCTACTCCTTGTCCTAAATCGCGAAATCACTTGGAGACTCCAAACGATTCAATAGCCGAACGTTGAACAAAGAATCGTTTTGTGTGAAGTGGTTGAACATCGGTATAGCTCTTCGTAGACCATGCTCCCGTTTCGTACACAATAGCGGGATTGTCAAGTTGAACAAACGTGTCATTAACGCCCGTTAATTTGCCCGTGTAAAAGTATGAAGAGCAAATTAATAACACCTCTTCCCCTAACAATCCATCCAATCCTGTTCCTTCTATAACTTCAATGATTTGTTTCATTTACGCTCCTTTGTTCGCAGATTTAATCAAACCACTTTTGAGAAAACGTTTCTTAGCCTTACTCAAGCTATTCGCACATGGCCCACGACGTTTGCCAACCACAATTGCATAGCAACCATCAGGAAAGCGTTTGAACATAAATTGCTGAGTAGTTAGACTCATTTATGGCCTCACTGGTACAACGTGTTTGCCACGCATATTCGCCCACTTGATATGTCGTTGAATACTTCTTAGCGTGTTGCGAGTCACACCACACATACAACGTTCTTCACCTGCTCTTGTTGGTACTGCTCGCTCATGTTTCATTGGACCCTCTTAGGTGGGAGATTATTCAAATAGTCCAATTCATCCGCTATAACACGCAATGCATCGCTATTCCATGCGCCAGAACATACTTCTGGCCAAAAGATATACACGCCATCTTCTCCCCGAATAATGGCTTTATACGTGTGGGCAAACTCTCTTATGTAGCGTGTTATTTTTGTCATTGTCAGCCAACCTTTCGTGTCATAGATGACGGCACAATTGGCGCTTGACACTGTAGTGCTGCTGGCCCGTAGTTGTCAATCAATGCCTGCACCACTCCCGCAAACTGCCGTGCCTTGATGTCGCCACGCATAAACTGGTCATTCCAACGACACAAAATGGCGTGGTATTGTGGGCTAGTCACAGGTCACCGAACCCAACATTTAGACATGTCTACTTGATTTTGCGTGAATTGCAAGGCGTCTCGTTGTCTCTCCGACATATATTGCGAATCCAATGTTTTATAACGAGCTAAACTACCTTGAAAACATTGAACGAGTCGCCAAACATACATTGGTTCGTTATTCACAAGTCACCTGCTCCCCGAATTCGTATAGCTCAATTGCTTGTTTGCCTAATTCACGCAATCCTACACTAGTCAATCGCCCATTCTTCAGGCGATAATGACTAACTTCTTGCAAATCAATCGAAAAGCGGAACTCTTGCTCAGGCCACATTATTGGTGGCCTATTGTGCTGCTGTTTGCGTGGCTTGACTGGCTGCACACCAATCACAGTGTCCAATGTGCCATCGTCAATAACATCTACTGTGAATCTAATGCCATTGGCATTGAGTCTCATGACTTCGCTCCTTTGCGCCAATTGCGGCGCGCCGTGCTCAATTTTCCGAAAAATTCGCGGCGGATGTAATAACAGAGCACGATAGGGCCACCTAGAAACTCGGGGTAAACTAAGTGGCCCGACTTGCTTTGTCTTATGTACTCATTCTATTCTAGTCTCATAGGTCAGTTTTTACGCTCGCCAAGAGCGCATGTCTCACCTCCTGTCAACGTTAGGCACTCTGCTACGTGCTACTAACTCCGAAACGGGCTAACTGTCGCTGCTCCAGTCAGAGCGAGCAGTAGCTTTGTGTTCCTCATAAAACTTCACACAAGCGGCCAGACCTTTTGGCACCAATGCTTCATATTGCTTGCGAAAGTCACCATCCAAAATACGAAACTTTGGCGTGCTGTTTGGCACTACCAGAGCTGTCTCTGTGCTTCCTGTCTTTATCCCCAACATGCCACCCAGCATGTTGAGACTTTCAACAGTTGGGTCACCGTGGGTATCACCAAGGTAAGAGATGTAAAATCCCTCTCCATGCAAAACTGTGTTGCCGCGAGCGTTCTTCCATTCCATAGTTTATCTCCCTTAGCTGCGAAGTAAGAATATCCAAACCAGCAAGCACGACTCCAATGCGAAAATTCCCAACATCAACGTGAAATAGCGTATGCTACTCACGGACGCACCAAAGCCGCTATCTTACGCAAACGGCGCATCTTGACTTTCAACACATGCCGCATCTGCTTGTCAAACTCGCGGTCTGTGCAGATAAGCCTCTGTCCATTCTGGCGAATATGCGTCACAAGCATAGACACACCTCCAATGTCAGATTCGGCGCATTGCCTTGCACAATGCTACCGTGTAGACACCTTGCGATGCCTACATGGGAGCACTACGCTAGAGACTCTAATGCAACCTTCGTCGCATAGGTTAGTAACTCACCTTGCACCCTGTACACTCTCGACAACGTTTCAGGAAACCACCTACGTTCGACTATCATATCACGCGAGATACTCTTGTCACCTTGCGCCTCTCTCAACAAGCGACGCGCAATCGTATGGGCAGCATAGCGAGCATTAGCACGCGGGTCAACAGTCAAGCGAATACGCTCGGCATTGACATTCGACTCCGTAATAGTCATACCCTCTCGGAACACATAGTCCATAGGCACACCTCTCTTCGAGACCCATTTAGGTGTAGCTATGGGTCATCGGATTGAATGAACACACACTCCACTTACTTTCTCGCAATTCTCATGCCACTTGGTATGAAACCCTTCAAAGTCGAATTCCCCGCTAGCCTTGCCGTCTGCGAAGCCACGGTTATACATCCGGCCTACCCACACTATCGAGAACACCACATAGGCTATCGTGAAATCTGGTAACCATGCTGGAATCATAGCACACCTCTCATGTCGTATTCGATAGCGTTACTTGGGGCGTGGTGTCTAAGCATACTTGCCTTACCAAGCAATGCTACCGTGATAGCCCCATTGCTGAGGCTATCGCTGGAGCACTCTACTACGCTTCTGCTGGTACTGGTACTGCGGCCATGTTCGTGGTCTTGTCGCTGTTGCCGTTCGCCTCAATTTGCGCCAAGACAGGCTTCACACCTGACTCAATAAACGCTATCAGGCGCTGCCATTGCGTGTAGTGTAGCGAGACGGGGAATTTGCCCAGTCCGTACACGCTGGCGACCGATGGCTTGCTTGCTGAGATACGGCAAGACAGGCGCTGAGTCTTGACGGCATTAAGTTGCGCTTCCAACTGTGCTATACGTGCTCTGTATTCTGCGTTGTCCATTGTGAAGCTCCTAGCCAGAGTGTAAGACCGTCTACTCCGATGCTGCTTGCGGCCTAGTTGCTGGCGATTGCGGATTGCCGATTGCGATTCCGCGGTTCCAAATTTCCGATTTTTTCGCGCCGCAGACATACTCTTACCCTTCCGACCACCCTGAATAATTAAGGCTATGGGCACGTCAGCGACCGTGTGCACGTCTCATCACCCTTGACAAAATATTGAAATTGAAAATTTGGTAAGTATAATAGAATCAATCATATAGTAAGTCCTTTGTTACCAACAACTTCCACCTAAATGGGTCCCACCACTCAATTGAGGAGGAGCCTCAAATAAGTCCTTTGTTATCAACGCGAGATTGCTTGCCAACAAACACTGATTCTAAAGGATTTACGCGTATTGTGGTTCCTATGGTTAATTTAATATATATAATAGAAAATAAAGGAGTTAGTAAAAAGTAAAATAAGTCCTTTAGAATCTAATAAGTCCATAAGACTTAGTCTAATTTGGGGTTGGGTTACCGTAATGGTACAAGTCACTAAAAACTATTTTGAAGTATTTTAAAATAAAGTTGTACGTTTTTCCCTTCTCAGGAGTCTATGTTATGTAGTTTGTAACATAACATTGGGGTCCGTGGGGTGTATCTAAATGGGAAGGCCACAACGTATAGACGATTGGCACCTCGAAGCAATTCAGTTGATGGTTAGGACAAATTGTAGTCTAAAACAGGCTGCGACCGAATTGTCTATTCCAGTCACAAACGAGGAATGTAACCTTGTTTTGAGGCGGGCGAGCTTTGTTCGACTACTTTGGTCAGCTCGACACCAGTATTTTGCTGAGTTGGCTTCAGACCCAAATTTCAAGAAAGACACTCTGGTAGGCAAATTTCTCTCTTTAGCCCAAAAACTAGAAGAAGAGGGGCAACACGATAAGGCTGCAGAGGTTTTGTTTAAGGCTGCCAAAGCGATGGGGTGGGTTGGACCAGAATCTACGGTTAGTGTGTTTGGTGAATTGTCGCAAAGGGACTTGGACAGTATAAGAGATAAAATAAAAAAGGGTGAAATACAGCCCAAGGTGAATTAAGATGGCGAAACTAACGACTGAAACACGAAAAGAGATTCCTTCTAAGGATTTTGCAGGACCAGACCGCTCCTATCCTATTGAAGACAAAGCTCATGCTAGGAACGCTTTGGCAAGGGTAGCGCAGCATGGCTCCCCAGCATTGCAAGCCAAGGTCAGAGCCGCTGTACATTCAAAATATAAAGACATTGGGATTCATAATCACTAAAAAATTTAATGGAGACATTGTAACCGAAGTGAGTGTGGCAGTTGCCAAACTAACAGTAGCCCTTTCGAGTGCTACACCTAAATCACTTGCAGAAATTGAAGCTCTTCGTACCACAAAATTGTGGTAATTGGAAATTAAATGACCCCTGTTATAACACTAATCGGTATTATAATTTCTGCTGTAGCGGCATGTAGTGCTGCTTACATGAGTATTATGGCTGTAAGAACTACAAGCAACATACATGTGTTGATTAATAGTCGTATGTCAGAATTACTGGCCCTCACAAAAACATCATCGTTCGCAGCCGGACAAAAAGACGAATATGAGAAATCAAAGGGATAAATATGTCAAATTGTACCGACCATTGCCCCGGTTGTGGAAGATGCACAGGTCCATGTGATTACTGTCAGTGTGGCCGTTGCAAGCGATGTGGACAGTATGCAATTCCCTATGGGCCATACTATCCATACATATATCCAATATATCCGCCATACTATTATCCTACTTCAAATCCACCATATATGGGCAATGGTACTGTCACGATTACCAGTAGTAACAAAAAGGATTAACGTTGAGTGAGGGTAAGCAAGACCAAGCTATTCAAGAACTTCTGCGGCTTCCTGAAGAAGAGAGACTTGCGGCTGTAGAACTACTCATCAAGAAACGTTATCAAAAGGCCTACATTAAGTATTTTGAGCCATGGTCTGAGCAACTTGATGCCTTAAAGAAGTTTACCAAGGATATAAAAGTATTCGGACTTCTTGGTGGCAATCGTAGTGGAAAGACCATCCTTGGTTCATTCATTGCAGTTGCATGGTGTTTGGGCAAAGAGTACTTCAGAAATGAGCCGGTTTGGGAGATTATTAAGGATTTGCCCATTCCAGAGCCTCCAAACAACGTTTGGGTCGTTGGACTGGATTATGGCATCTTACGAGATGTTATTTGGTACGAAAAACTGAAGCACGGAAAGAACCACCCGCCGTTTCTGCCGGATGACCCGAATGTTATTCGCTCCTTTAGTGACCGTGACTTCCAAGTTTTCTTTCAGAATGGGTCCCTGCTTACTGGTAAGTCCGCGGATGCAGGCCGCGAAAAGTTTCAAAGCGCGAGTATCGACCTTGTTTGGATTGACGAAGAATGCGATATTTCAATTTTTGACGAGTGTTATCAACGAACTGCGGATTGCGCTGGAAAGATTCTTCTAACACTCACGCCTCTTATTGATATCAACTCTGGTGTTAAAGAACCGTGGGTTTACGATCTTTATTTGGATTACAGAGAAGGGCAGAAAGACCTGATGTTCTGCCAGCTTTCGACCATCAACAGTCCATTTATACCAGAGGAAGAGAAGCAGAAGCTTCTGGATAAGTGGAAGGGCGACCCAGAAGAGGGGGCTAGACTCTATGGTGAGTTTGTACGACGGTCCGGTCTGGTATATCCTACTTGGAATCGGAGTGTACATGTTGTGGCTCCTTTTCCTGTACCTTTACATTGGCAAAGAATTGTTTCGATCGACCCCGCCGCGACGGGAGTCACTGCAGCAATCTGGCTTGTTGTGGACGATGATGGGAATCTCTGGGGCATTCGGGAATACTACGAAAGAGAACAAATAGTCAGTGAACACGCCAAAGGCATCAAAATACTATGTGCGGGAGAACCCGTTGACATCTGGCTCCTTGATCCAAAATGGGGCAGCCAACGCAACGCCGAAACCCACAAAACAGGCGCTCAACTCTGGCGAGAAGCAGGAATCCCCGTCCGTCTACCAAATGTTGGGGAAGACTACGGGCTTCATGTCTCGCGGGAGTACATCAACGCCACTACCGAGCCTTTCCCCCGCCACCCAAAGTTCCGTCTCTTCGATGGTTGCCCGAATTTTGAGTACGAAATAACACATTATACCTACGATACCTTTCAAAAGGGTATGCAAAAGGGCCAATCGAAGGACAAACCTCGCAAGTCTCACGACCACTTATTGAATGCTTTTCAATATTCTTGTACTCTACGATTGAAGGGAAAGCACAACAGACACACTGTTCGGCGTGAGATAACCGAGTTTGATGAAGTTTTCGATGAAGTTGTTAAGAAAAAGATAAACAATTCGAGTTACACCTAAGGAGAGTACAATGGTTAGTCAGATGGCAGCTTATGCAATTGGTGGTGGGTGTGGCGTCGTAGCTGGTGCATTTTGTCCTGCTATCGGGCGCAAAATTAAGAGTTTGTTCGTGAAAAAGACCCAAGCTGCAAAGGCGGCTGTGGGTGGGGCGGTTGCTAGTGCTGCGAGTTCAGTAGCGAGTGAAGCCAAGAAAATCTAATGAAGAAATTCTGGTTGAAAGTCCTGTTCGGGGGCTTGGGACTTGGATTACTCGGCGCTCTTGCCAACGAATTCACAATAATATTGAATAACGGACGAATGCCGGTTGTTGATACAGACTGTCCAGCGGGCATAGTTCTTAACCCGACTCATATTTGCGCCACTGCTCATGACGCATTTCCGTGGCTGATTGACCGAATCTCGTATGGCACGATAATCATGAGTCTGGGCGATGTTGCAATACTGGTAGGATTTACCGTATTTGCTTTTGGGACACTATTTCTTACATACGAAGTGATAAAGAGCCACCTCTAATGGGTCCTATAAATCAATCAGAACGAGTGGTAGCTTACTTTGTTCGGCATGGAAGTACAATACTTAATTCTGAAAATAAGTTTCGTGGTTGGATGGATGTTCCACTTGACACAAATGGCAAAGAACAGGCCCAGAAGGTTGCTGAATTCTTTCAGAAGATTGCTCTTGGTGATGCTTTTACTAGCAGTCTCGAAAGAGCAGTACAGACCGCTCAGATTACTTTGGAACCGAAAGGGCTGTATGCTACGCCGTCGGATGAATTACGGCCTATAAACGTTGGGGAACTTGAAGGAAAGCTCAAGTCTGAGCACCGAAAGCTCGTCAACTACTTCCAAAAGCACCCAAATGAGAAATTTCCGGGTGGGGAATCTTTGAATGGCTTCCGGTCTAGAGTTCGTAGACCCATTCTAGGTGGTATCAAGAATGGTGTTGAAAGCCCACTTCCGAGTATAATCTTTGCTCACAGCAGTATTATTCACGAAGTTGGTAATTTAGTGCACCAAGACCACAATAAAGTGTTAGTAAAACCGGGAGGGATTGTCGCGGTTTCGTTTGATGGTAAGGCTTTCCGGGCATCCGCAATCTTCAAACCAAAAAGGAACGGTGAAGATTATGTCGCGTAATAATGAAGAAACTCTTTGTGATGGTCAGCATCGCTATTTTGCACTAGAAATGATAGTCGAGGCCGACCAATCAATTAAGATTCCACTAGTTTGTACCCAGTGCGGGGATTTAAAAGTCCACGAACTTCCATCAAAAGTTCATAAA